GTACCTGGCACATTTTTTAAGCATTATTTTGAAGGGGGGCATCACATTATTTAAAAAAAAATTAATATGATTTCTTTTCTTTCTTTTGTATAATATTTATATTTTGGATACCATATAAAAAAGTTTTTATTACTCTTACTGCAGTTGCAACTCTTGCACGATGGTATTATATTATTTATTGTATACTCTCCACCTTTGCTTAAAGGAATGAAGTGTTCCTGTTCTAAAGGTAACTCCTTACCACAGTATGCACATCTATTATTATAGTATTGTTTTATATTCTCCCATTGTTTCTCTGTTAATGTGGTAGGTAATAAGCATTTCAATGAACGTCTACGTTGGCTTTTAATTCTTTCCCACTCTGTTTTACCTTTAGACCACTCTTTATAAAGTTTAGCTCTTTCTGTCTTATGGCTTATATTGTATGTCTTATCACTCGATGCTATCTTCTCTCTATTGTTTTGCCTATATATTCTCTTTCTTTCAATTTCTTTATCTCTATTCTTATCATAATAATCTTTACTCTTTAATGCAGCTATTACTTTATCTAACACTCAATCACCTCGCCCTTATCATTAAAGCTTAGTCCTTTTCTTATAACTATATCGTGACTACTCATGTGTTCTCTGTTGTGGCAATCTATACATAGATACTCTAACTCATTCCAGTTGAGTGTTATATCCATATCATTAATGTTCTTAGGTGTTAGTAGTATCTTATGATGCACTATGTAACCAGGACTACCACATCTATTACATAACCCATACACTGATTGTATGAATCCCTCTCTACATTTCAACCATGCTCTGCTCTTATAAAACTTAATAGCAAACTCTTTAGCCATTTAATAACATACTCTCATAATATTTTCTAATGATTGTTAATAGATCATTATCAATTGCTATTATTGATTTATCTTCAGGATCATATAAACATATATTTGTATTAGTATTATTCAATCTATTTACTATCTTCTTTATTATTTCATCCATTCTATTCTCCTTAAATTTATATAAAAGATTGTGAAAAACTTGAATAAGTCGATGCTTAATGTTCGTGTTTTGTCTTTTAAGTTAGACATATCTATATATTCTGTAAAACTATGCTTAATTTTTTTCTACTTAATATAGGCTTCTATTTTTATTCTTTCTGTTTTACGTCAACCAAATGAGTAAAACTAACCGCTAAAAAATATAATTCATTATTTTCTTCTATATGATAAACCTTTTACTAAGTTGTCTTTGCTGTCCTGTGTTATTCCTATATATCTTCTTGTTACAGAAATATCACCATGATTTAATAAATCTTTTATAGCTACAATATCTTTACTTTCTTTATATAACCAATACCCAAATGTTTTTCTTAATGTATGACAACCTATATTTTCTTTATATTTAAAAAATAATGCTGCTTCGTTTAGTATTTGCCACACACGTTGCCTTGTTATTGGTTTATTTTTACCTTGTCTACTTTGAAACAATAACTCATAGTCTTTCATATCTTTTGTATACTCTTTATATATTACTTTTAATTCAGTGTTTATGGCTATTCTAGCTTCTTTATTCGTTTTACTTTCTCTAAAATAAATATAATCTTTATTTTTTACATCTCTAACTTTAAATTTCAACATATCTGATATTCTTCTACCCAGGTATATCCCTGTCTCAAATAAAACATAATCCCTATAATTTTTAGATTTTAAATAATCTTCAATATCTAAAATCAAATCTTGATTTCTTATCGGTTCAACGGTGTTCAATTTATCTCACCATCCTAAGTATGTGAGAATCAAGTGTAACGCTTAGTATATAATCCCTGTTGAATTTACATCTATTAATCACACTTTTACCCCCTTTTAATTTTTGAGTATAGGAAAAGGCACTGGATTAGGTCCAATGCCTTTCTACATTTCTCGTTATACATACTATAATCTAATAAAACAGACAAAACATGACATTTTAAAAATATATTAATTTATTTTTTCTTTTTTCATTTTTTTAACTTTAGCAATAGCTCTGCTTACTGTCCTATCACTTATATTTAATCTTTGGGATATTTGTATAATATTTAATTCATCCACTTCTTTTAACTTAATAATTTTATAGTGTAATCCTGTCAATGATCTTAATTTAATATTCATTCGTTCCTTTTGTTGCAGCATACCTTTCAACATTATTTCTTCTCTTTCCAGCCTTACATCTATTCTATTTATTCTAGGTATAAGTCTTTCAAGTGTTGTAAAGTCCTTGCTACCATGTGGCATATCACTGTAAGTTTGAGCTTTTAGTTCGCCTGGTGCTTTAAGCAATAACTCTAAACTTTTCTTTTCATTTTTAAGTCTTGATATGTTCATAGTTGCAATATCTATATCTATACATAAATCTTTATAAGTATTAATAGCGTAAATAATAACCATCCCCTTAATTTTGTTTTCTTTAGATTTTCTTGTATTAACTAAGAGATATATGTGATATAATATAAATATCTCTTAGTTGAGATATGAGAGGGCTGAATGTTATCTAGGCGAGCGGTCCTTCTTTTTATTTTTTGTAATTATCAGATCAGGCCTATCTAGTTCCATTTCCATTTTCTCTAAATCTTTATCTGCATCAGCTCCAACCTTTACACAACACCACATTAAAAAAGTTACAGCTACTATTATTAATCAAATTATTATTTTCATTATTTGCCTACTCTTTCTATGGCCTTAATTAGCCATACTTTTTTTGAATGTTTTTTTAGCTGCATCCATTCTCATACATATCGTTGACATGCTTATACCTAATATTTTTGATATTTCCCTGTGTTTTTTTCCACTCATACACAAACTTATTGTTTCTTTTTGTTTTTGTGTGATCTTATTAATAAAATTAGTAAAACAACTCTTTAAAATCATATTTTCCTCAATATTCACATCTGCTTCCAATGAATCCAAGATTGAAAGTTCTACTCCATTATCGTAAGTCATTATTCTATCCGCACATACTACTTCTATGCCACTTCTTTTCTTTCTGTTGTTATATGTTATTTCATGCATTAGCTCATTTAATATCGCTTTTTTAGCCAGCATAACAAAGCTTATTGTAGTTGTGGAATCATATTTTTTATAAGCGTTCCATAGTGCGATTGTTGCCACTTGGTATTTATCGTCATACTCCATTCTCAAATTATTAAAACTATAAATTATATTTTTTATTAATGGCTTATACATTACTAATACTTCTTCAAATTCTAAATTTATTTCATTGCCTTTGTCTATTATTATTAATTTTCCCATTATGCCCCCAGCCCCTATCTATATTTTTATAAGGATTAACTAACCCTCTTTTCATTCCTCAACCATAGCAAAAACCACATTGAGTGCATCTGTTATTTTCCATTCTACCGCCACACATAGGACATTCCATTTTATTCACTTCCTATTGTAATATTTTTGCTTTAGTCTAATAGTTTTAAAGTTATTAAATTCCTGTTCTGTTGTTACTCTTTGCATTGCTATATAAAAATAATTTGTACTAGGTCGAATCTTCTTATAAAATAATTTAATTAAACCTATAGCACCTGAATATTTTCTAAAATGACTATGAAAACTATAACTATTATTTTTCCTAATTACTACATAGTCGCAAGATCTAATAATTTTAAATTCTTTATCCTCAAATAATATTTTATTGTTATCGAACATTTAAAACCTCCTTTTTTATTGCGCCATATTTTTGAAGTGCGACATATCCTTTATTGACAATCTACCCTATAACTCATTACATAACTGTAATCTGATTTTAATGTATTTACTGCGTTTTTAGTTTCCCAAAACCATTTGCTTTTAGGATTAAAATTATCTTCTACACAGCTTCTTAGTGTTACCACTACTTTGTTTTTCCTGTTTAACATCTGGAATTTAATCCATATTCCATTTTTAATCCATTTGATATTATAATATTTTAGTTGCTCCATAATTTCTTTTAGTTGTTTTTCCATTCTTTTCTCCTTTTCCAATCACCATATTCACAAACTGAAAAACAGGCCACTAATATGATTAATATTCCTATAATTAAACCTCTAATTATGGCCATTTATTTTAATCTCCTTTACATCAATAAATTCATGCCAAACCTCTTTTTTAATCCAATGCCTGCAATTTATACAATTATTTTTACTACAAGTTTTATTATCTTTACCAATTTTACAAACCAGTTTTTCTACCATAACTCCTGAACTCATTATTCACCCTCTATTTCTTAACTCTTTTATTTCTTCCCTTAATCCCTCTTGTACGGTAAATGTATTCCTTTATCAAACATTTCTTTAGTTGTCATTTTATATCACTCCTTCGCCCTTTTTTCAAATAGTTCATATATTTGAAATACACATTACGCACAATTAGTTTTCCCACACCTCTTACATACTCTACATACTTGATTTCTGTGTCTGCAAAAGAATTGTTTAAAGAATTTTTTCATAATTTCCTCCTACGTACTCTTCTCATAGTTCCTGTTTTTGAAGTATGAATTTAAACTATTTTACATTACTTACTTTTTTACCTAAATCATCACCAAAAGCTATCAACTCATTTGCAAAATCGGACGTACCTACTTGTTGTAATCCTCTCATTCCCTTTGCTCCATACAACATAAATTTAACCATAAATCTTATAACTAAATACATAAATATTAATTGAGTTTTTTTCATTTATTTTCTCCTTTCATTCGTCATATAATCATATTCTGTTATTAAAGTGGTTTTACTGTTTTCTTTAATTTATTCATTATCCTCTTGATGATTTTGTCATTTTCAGTATCTGTAATACAGTTTCCAAAGAGTAAATTAAGCCTTGCATTATTTAACCTCTTGAATTGTTCTATAGCTTTTTCAGTAGCTACTAATCCTTGTTCTTCTAGTTGCTTTTCTACTGCAAGTGCTAATGCTCCAAAATGTATACCCATCTTTATTTTTCCCATGTTAATACCTCCTTTTGCCTCGTCTTATTTAGCAATTGCGACTTAACTCTTATTTGAATGTTTTTCGTTTTTACACTTTCTACACACTTCTACAACGCGAGTGCAATGATGATCTGCAAACTCTAATAATTCTTCAAAAGGTGGAAATATTAAATCTTTACACCATGCACATACGTGAGCTGGTATTCTTATATTAGGATCTATTTTATCTAAAATGGGATCTCACCATCCTCTATAGGTGTTACTCCGTTTGCATCTACTGGTGTAGTATCTTTAGATTTACTGGCCCATTCTATAAAATTAACTTCGTCTGCTATTATTTCAGTTACATATTTTCTATTACCATCTTTAGCTTCATAGTTTCTAGTTTGAATGCTACCTGATACACTTAGTAGCTTTCCTTTTGCTGTATAATTCGCACACGCTTCTGCGCTCTTCCCAAATACTACTACTGGCATGAAATCTGCTTCAGGTTGTCCTTCTCTCTTAAATCGTCTATTTACTGCTATTGTAAATGTTGTTACTGCTGTTCCTGTTCCTTGTGCAAACTTTAGTTCAGGATCCTTTGTTGGTCTGCCTACTAAATTTACTTTATTCATTATAATTACCTCGCTTTTTTTATTTTATTATTTTTAATAGCACCTCTAGCCCTAAGTTTTATACCACATTCGGATAAGCATTTACCCACTGTTTTTGGTGCAATACCGTATATTTTACCTATTTTTATCGTACTTAGATTTTCTATTAAATACATTTCTTTTATGCTCTGTATATTTTCTAAAATTTTCTTTTGCGTTTTTTTATTTCCACTACCAGCCATTTTAGGTATTTTTATTGGAATATTCATTTTTTTCAATGATAGTTCTGGTGATAAATTATTATTCAATATACAAGCTATAAGCGCACCATAGTGTAAATCTAACTCATTAACTATCATCGCAATTTACTTTTAATAAGTGTTTCAATAATTATTGCAAGTTCTGTTTTTACGGATGAATTGTACCATTCTGCTCTTTCTTCTCCAGTGCTATCCCTAATATCTTTGTTTATTAATTTCCCATTTTTATTTTTAAATTTAATAAATATTTGGTCCATTAATATCCCTCCCTTTGTCTTTTTATATTTTCCGCATATTTTTTATGATAAGCTTCTTCAATTTCTAATGGTGTAAATTCCATTGTATTTCCTATACTAAGGACAAAATGAAGTATATCTGCATATTCATCGAGTAGTCTTTCCCTACTCTCTTGTGGCTTATTTGACCAATATTTAAAACACCTAGTAGCATTTGCAAATTCTCCTACCTCCGTAAAAAGTGCTATTATCCTGTCATTTAAAAACATTTTGTTGTTGCCATCAATATTTCCATCAGTTGCTTTAGCTACAATAAGTTCATCTAGTTCATTTTGTAGTTCATATAATTTTTCTAAAGTAATCATTTTAATTCCCCCTTTTATCTTGTCTAAGGCGTGTCCTTATCTTGCAAGCATTATTAAATGTGTATTGACTTGCTTCTTTTTTTCCTGCTACGGATAATTTATCCCTATACTTAAAATAATTTAGAGTGGCATTAACTTTTTCTTCTATGCTCAACACCTCAAAATTCATAATTTTATCTCCTTTTTTTTAAAATATTATAGGTCCATAAACTTAATTTCTGCATTTTAAACTCTCCATTATTTTTATATCTAGTAACTGCCATCATTTCAAGTGTAAATTTAATTAGCTTGTCTACTTCCTCTGCTATTTCTTCTTTTGTCCATAAGTCTTTATCACTCATTTAACTATTCCTTTTAGCCTATAATTATTTTCTCTTCCCTCTATTTGTACCGTATACTCTTTACACATTTGTAATATTCTACTTCCTACCGCTTCATCAAAATCTAAAAGCTTATCTGCTGAAAATTCACTTGATACAATAACTGGAGAATGATTTAAATATCTATGATTTATAATCTCGAACATTATATTTATATCTGATTCTGTTACTTTGCCTTTAAATAGATCATCTATAAGCAATATTTTTGCATTTTTATATTTGTTTAATTCTTTTTGATAATATTCTTCGTCTATCATATTTTGCTTTATTTTAGTTATTACATCTCTATAAGGCATATAGACTACTGATATATCCTTTTTTAAAAAATTAACTGCTAGCGCTATGCTTAAATGAGTTTTTCCACTACCTACTTGTCCTATAAATGCTATTGAATTGCTTCTTTCAGTTTTTATAGTTTCAAAGTTTTTATAGTATTTAATTGCAATTTCTTTTGCTTGTATTGATGATTTATTCCAGGCTATATAAGTAGTAAATGTTTGTTTTGCTTGTTCTGTATCAATACCTGCTGCATCCCACATCTTTTTAGCTTTCTGTAGCTCATAACATTTACATCTTCTCATTAGTGGTTGATTTTCAGTGCTTACATCAATCCATGAAGTATCTTTACATATTTCGCATTTATATGAGGTCAAGGTCTGCGATTTCTGATTCAGTAAGTTTGCTTCCTGTTGATTCTCCTGGCTTGTAATCAGACCATTTTCCCTTACTTTTTTCATTATTCTGCTTATAGAATCCATTTCCATTGTTATTAACACCCTCTTTTTTTAGTGGGAATACTCCTTGATAGCAGTTCATAATACTTTGGTTTAATATTTCAATCTTTTCATTATCGTTAGCAGCTAACTTATTTAATTTATCAATTGTTAATGTTAATGCTCTGTCTGTTAGAGGTTTTTTTATTTTACTTCTCATTTCTTTAAATTCATTTAACGCTTGTATTAATAATTTATTTTCTATAGTGTTATTATCTTTAATTTCTTTTTCTTTACTTTTCTTTACTTTACTTTTCTTTACTTTACTAGCGATGATTTGCGATGGCGATGTGATCGCACTGTTATCGCACTGCGATGATTCTGCGATACTAAGTTGATTATTCCACCTTACTTCATTACCTTTTTTACCTGCTATACTCTTTTTCAACCTATAATTTTCTAAATATTCCATTCTTTCCATAAGACTTATTGAAAAGAAAAATTCATCCTCTGTAAATTGGAATAATTTATAGTTTTTAACTACTGTTTCTACCTTTTGAGCTGTTGAATTATATCTGCGTGCTAATGCTGCTAGTAAGGATAATGGATATTTATAATCAGGTTGATCTCTTAACGTTTCTACTAACATCCAAAATATTCCGTACCCTTCAAGCCCTAACTGTTCTATAAGCAATACACACTTTGGATCATCTTTTGAATTACTGTCATGACTAAAATAGTAAGCATCTTTTTTCATTTGAACCTCCGTATCTGTTAACAAAATTTTATTTGTTAAAATATTTGGCATTAAATAATTTGTCTATTTACTGCGCCATATCTTAGTATTATGAAATAACTATTTTTAGTTTTTCTATAGCTTCTAGTGATAAATCTAACACCCATTCATGCCCACATTCATCGCATTCTAACTCTATACTTTGTCCATCATCGTTATAATCGTATTTACTATGGTTATATCCCTTACATTTAGGGCATTCCATTAAATCAGTATTTGCTAAATCATCATCTAAATTTCCTAATTCTATTTCAGACTTATCACTATATAAATCCATGAATACAAGGCATCTTTCGCATAAATAATAATTATCAAAATCACCCTCGTAAGTTCCGACTTCATTATTGCATTTGCTGCCAATTGGAATAATTCCACTGCAATATGCACATCTGTGTAATTTTCTAGTTTTCTTTATTTTTTTACTTTCCCAAAAGCTCATAATTTCTTATATCTCCTTCGCCATATTTTTATATTGTGTAACTAACTCAATCTTTTAGCTATTTCATAAATAACATTTACTGTACAAGCATCACCTGCACCTCGGTACATTTGGGTATCTGATGTTCCTGCTGCTGTTACCTTATCTGTTATGGAATCCTCTATGCCCTGAAGTCTCCAACACTCTTTTGGTGTAAGTTTTCTTATGCGATAATTAGTATCTAATACATAATTATCCTTTTGCACTGAGGTTAATGTATTTGAATTACCTGTTTTATTAATTTCAAGTCTTTGCTCTACATGGTTTCCAGCGGTTCTATCACTTGGATTTATCGGATTTCTACATCTTGAAGCTGCAATACAAGGTAATACTACTGCTTGATTGCATGATGTAGTTAATGTATTAGCTTGTTGATGCCCTACACGCCCTCTCCTAGTCTTTGAATTAGGATGCTCTAGATTTATACTGTCACCCTCATAAGCCTCAGCATAACCTTTTTTAGTGGCTTCTTTTACTTGTATATTTCCCATTGCATATCCATGAGTTCCAGCACATATTGTTGGGAAAATACCCTCTGTTCCGTAAACTTTTCCAGCTTGGCTGCCCTCATTGCTAACTTGCCCTTTAACTAATATTTGTTTAGGCTGCTTATATTCCATTGCTCCTAATGCGCCGACTATGCCAGATGTATCGTGTACCCATGCTCTAGTCGATTTATCCATAATAATTGAACCATCTGCCCTAATAACTGATTGTGCGGTAGTTCCTATTACCTTAATGTCAAACGATTCTGTAATTCTTCCGATAGGAAATATTTTTTGTCCACCTCTTCCTCTAAGATGTCCAAGAGTGAACACTCTTTCCCTGTTGTGTGGGACTCCGTAATCTTTTGAGTTGAGCATTTGCCATTCAATATCGTACCCCAGCGATTCCATTTCAACGAGTATTTGGAAGTAGTCAAGTCCTTTATTTGATGAAAGCATTCCTCCAACATTTTCATATAATAACCATTTTGGTCTGTATTCTTTTTCAGTTTCCCTAACGAGTCTAAATACTTCTCGTACCAAAGAACTTCTATCTCCTTCAAGTCCTGATCTTGCTCCTGCAAGGCTGAAATCTTGACAAGGTGCGCCAAATGCCCAGCAATCGGATTGAGGAATGTCAATTGCTCTGCATTCCCGAATGTCCCTACCTTCTGGCTCGTTTCCGAATATAACATTGTAAATCCCCCTTTTAAATTTATCCCATTCGATACTATAAACACATTCATGTCCTGCCTGTTCAAATCCCATTCTTACGGTTCCAATCCCACAAAACATATCTATAAATTTCAATTTTATCCTCCTTATATTTTGTTGCACCATATTTGTCAATTGCGCCGCTATTTTTAATTTTTAAACTGTTCTTTATAAATGTTTTTCCAAATTAATTCACTAAGCTTGTATGTTTCAATTTGTTTTCTTAAATTTTCTTTTTCTTGTACAAGTTTACAATTTTCATTTTTAAAATTATCACAAACTTTTTCTAGCATTGCATTACAACCTTTAATCTTATGATCTTCTAATGCTAAGTTAAAATTTAATATTGAAGCTTCTTTATTTTCTTCGGGTATGTCTATTACAAACTCTAATAAATCAGTAAATTCTTCTTTAATTGCTGTTAATGTGTTCATCGTTGTGCTAAATGCTCCATTGGTTTCTAATGCTGTTATAGTGTTGCTATAGCTATTAATAACACCATTTATATAAGCTAATATTTCTTTTTTCATTTTCAACCTCCAAATTTTGTGATATAATATTTTTAAGTATTTATCTATGGATCCTCTGACAAGGGTCCTTTTCATTTTTACCAAGCATTTTATCTACTAATACCGATATTCCTAACAGTAAAAATATGATTGCAGCTGGTAACATCAATATATAAAACATATTTATTCCCTCCTCTTACAATTTTCTATTACAATATAATTTTCAAAAGCTTCGGTTGTGATATTTATACAATTTTTGTACTTCTTCATTAACCATTTTTTTTCTGTAGAATTTTTAAAAGGTATAACTTGTACAAATTGCATCTTCGTTCGCTCCTTATTTTTATTTTTAATTTAAATCGCTGAATGGTAATTCTAATTGATCATTTAACAATGCAATATCATCTCTTAAATAAGTAGGAACTAAGTATTTATATAATATTGTTTTTGCGGTTTCTATTTGAACTCTTTTAATTGATTCATATCGTTCTACACCAAATTCTCTATTTAGTTGTCCTTGTATATCTTTATAAACTTTAGTTCGTGTTGAATTATCTTTATATGCAGGTGTTCTATAACCTCCAAGTGTCTTTGTAGCAATTTTTCTAACTAGTTTTTGTAGTTCTTTACAATCTGTATTAAATAGTGGTAATGTATTTTCAAAATTATCTAATCTTGCGATAGTATCCGTACTACGTTGATCTAATATATAAATTGCTTGTAGCTCTTTAGATAATTTAGGTTGTACACTTTTTAAAGTTTGTTCCATTTCATTAAAGGCTTTAATATATTTTAATTTCCATTTAAGAGCACTTGGTCCGTTGAATCCCATAACTAAAAGCGAAAATCCATCACGATTTAATAAATATTCTTTATACATTTGTTTATTTTGTTCATTTTTATATTCTGATTCTATAAAATAGGTGGAGGAACTTTTTCCTATACCCTCTATCAATTTTTCAATACTATTTACAACATCTTTGTGTATTCTGCTAAAATTTTCTGCTATTTGTCTACTACTAACTACAAGTTGTCCATTTTCATTTAATATTTGTAATTCATTCATTTTTACCTCTCCTTAAAATTTATTTTTAATAAAATTTTTTTCTTGCGTTTTATGCAAGTTCTAGTTTAAAAAAATATCTATCATCTCTGCTGGTGTTAAGTCTAAGAATGTTGATAGTACATTTACTTGCTTTAAGCTTAATGGGTTTAATCCATTCATTTTTCTACTATAGTTAGCATCTGACATTCCTAGAGCCTTTGAGCAATCTTTATTACTTTTTTCTTTTTCTGCCATTTTGGCTTTTAACATATTTCTTTTCATTATTTACCTCCTTTATATTGAGTTAGTTAAGACTTGTTTAATTTAATTAAGGCAAAATAAAAAAGTCACCCAAGCTACTGATTAAGTAGTCTGAATGACCTCGATGTTCTGCCCTCTCGGCAGTTAGATTGCTACCGCCACTGGAGTCCGACATTTGGATTCTTCTTTATTCGTTATTTCAACTTCTCTTTTACATTTTGGACATTGAAAATATATACCTTCAAAACTTTTAGAATTATCTACTAACATAAGTTTCTTGCCGCACCTACACTTAAACCATTCTTTCATAAAAAAATCACCAATTTATCAATCGCCCCTTTTAAATTTTATTTCAAACATCTCAATTGACTCCTTCCCTTCATGATTATTTGATTATGTATTATGAAATGTTTTGTTTCCATGTCTTAATAATAAACCCATTTTATGCTGGTGTCAAGCATTATATGCAATTTTTTTTTAATTATTTTATTTTAGTTGCATAAGAGTAGTAAAATCGTTTATAATACTATATATATATAGTGATAAAATAATATAAAGGAGGTATACAAAATTAATAATAATGCTGAAATCGGAAAGAGCATATTTAACGGAAGAAAAAAGAAAGACTTAACTATTAAAGAACTAGGAAATTTAATTGGACTATCTGAATCTACTGCCCAGAGATATGAGTCAGGTAAAATTAAAAATGTATCTATAGACATTTTAAAGAAGTTTGCAGCAGCTTTAAATACAAAGGTTGAATTTTTAATTGGTTGGGATAAAGAGGTTATCAATACTAAAGAGGAAATTAGTTTTTTTACTATTAAGTTGGTAAATGAATTGTTAAAAGAGGGAATTATAGATAATACAGAAGTGATCCCACAGGAGATAACTGATATGATAATAGCTGCTCTCAAAACAGATTTAAAAAGAATAAAGGCAGAAAAAAGCACTAAGTTACTTTAGTGCTTTTTATATGTAAAATAAGCTGTTTTAAGTCTACCTCATTAATGCTTACCTTGATTTTCTCTTGTGCTTTTGTTATGTTACTTTTCAAGTTATTCAATGTTATCCCCCCAATAATACGAATGTGTGTTCTTAAAGTATAACATGATTTCAAAATATATCGTAATAATTTAATAACCTATTTTATACTTTTTTGCAACAATTATATAGTTTTAAAAGCAATTAATAACTTTTAATGTAAACATTATCCATTTTTAATTTTATAAGTTTAATATGATTTAATATGAACTTTAAGAATTTTAGAAGTATGGATATAGTACATAATGAGTTTTCAATTTGAGAAGGAAATTTTGTTTTAGTTATTTAATTTATAAAAGGGCTAGTAGAGTTTAAGCTACTAGTCCTTTTTACTTATTTTTACTATTTGTGGATAACTTTATTTAATCCACATTTAATCCACAATTTGGGGCCTATTCTATTCTTTCTTTGTATGATAAATATTAGTAATATAAGTATTGGTTTAGTTAGTATTAGTAGTGCGACCTTTTCGGAACTCCGATTTACGGAATACCGTTTAACGGAACTCCGATTATGGGGTTCTGGTTGAAGCATCATAAACACTATATTCATATCCACTATAATGCCCTTTTTCACCTCTTATTTTAGTTCTTATTACGTATCCAAATTTAATTAATTCATTTAGTCCTGAAGTTAAACTTTTTTCACCATCTGTAGAATGTTTTACAACTTCACTTGTATAAACTTCCCAATCATAAGGTAAACTTAATAGATAAGACAATAGACCTTTTGCTTTCCAGCTTAATCTTTCATCTGCTAAAGTTTCATTTGGTATTTGTGTAAATTTGTTTTCTCTTCTGTTTTTAATAATTGCCATAATTTATTTACCCCTTTTTTATTGCATAGGAGGTTACTATAGTTTATACTATGTATATAGAAATTTTATAGTAACCAACTATTTTAAAGAGTGCAGCTAACACTCTTTTTTTTATTTTATCATGTTTTGTCATATTTCTCAATATATTCTACCAATGCCATGCTTACCATGTCCATGCTTTTAAATTCACTATACTTGCTCATAAACTTTCTAAACCGTTCCCAAACTTCCACATATAGCCTTACAGTAGTTATTTTAACTTCTCCATGCAATTTATCACCATTAATCTTTAACTCGTTTAAATCCACCTCTATGATATTTTTCTGATTATTGAACCAGTTCAACATTTCCTCGATATTGTCATGTTTTTCAATGATATTGAGTATTTTGTCTTTAGCTTCTTTATTATTAAATATATTTGTATTACTGTTATATTCACGCTTGGCTACTTCTTGTTTTGAAGAGGTTGCAGCAACTTCTAATATATTTGTATTATATTTATATTCATTATTTTTTATATATTGTTTCAGGTCCTTATCAAATATATATCCATATTTGGTCAAGCGATCTCTTACTGTAGTTCTTCCAATTCCAATTTTTTCACAAATTGATCTTAAAGTATTATTTTTAACTTCACTATTTATATATTGTAGCTGCTCCATTATTTTTAATTTATCAAATTCTAATCTATCCAATAAAAACACCTCCACTTATATTTGTAATATAAATATAAGTATAGCATTAATATATTCATAATATATATGTATTTTTAAGTTGAAATAAAATAAACTTAGCATAATTACTAAGTTTAAAAGTATACCCCTTTAAATTTGACCTCTAAGGCATGTCTATATATATTACCCTTACAATTGTACCTAATAATGGTTTGATTCCATATAACTTTTATTATGTTGAATGATTTTGAACATAATAAAAACACTTAGATTTTACTCTAAGTGCTATAATATTTATTTTCTAGCTCTTTTTTAAAGCCTTCTAAAAGTATTTTTCTTGCTTTAAAAACAATTTCATTCTTTCCCCATTCATCCCAGGAAACATATTCACTTTCTATATCTGATAACATAGTTATAACGTTATCTACTTTCTCAAATATTTCTTTTTCTGCTTTTTCCCATTCTTCTTTAATAGTCATATAATTCTCCTTTTATATTCTCCTACATCAAACAAACTTTTATAATTTCTTTTTCTTCTAAAACTTCATATATTTTCATTCCCATTAATTGTGTTATATGTTTAGTTGTACGTGGTATTACTAAAGCTTTACAATATTCTTCTAACTGTTTATATAAATTGTGTTCGATTATTACCGAATTAGGTTGATGCCCATAAGTATTATAAAAATCATGTTTTTGGATCATAATTTCTTTCATAACTTTTTCATATTTCATTTATAACCTCCTAATATTTTTGTATTATGACGTATCCTTTATTGACAATCTACCCTATAACTCATTACATAACTGTAATCTGATTTTAATGTATTTACTGCACTTTCAGTTTTCCAGAACCATTTGCTTTTAGGATTAAAATTATCTTCTACACAACTTCTTAATGTTACTACTACTTTGTTTTTATTATTAAGCATCTGGAATTTAATCCATATACCATCTTTAATCCATTTAATATTATAATATTTGAGTTGTTCCATTATTTCGGCTAGTTGTTTTTCCATCCTTGCCACACCTCTTTTTTAATCCAATGTCTGCAATTATCACAATCATTTTTACTACAAGTTTTATTATCTTTACCAATTTTACAAACCATTTTTTCTACCATAACTCCTGAACTCATTATTCACCCTCTATTTCTTTTAATAGTTGAACTAATTTATCACGTAACTCTAATGTCATTGCTATATATCCACAATCTTTTTTACGTTCTATTGCTATTTCAAAGGCTTTTATAACATCTTTTAAATTTGATTTATCCATAATATCTATATTTTTATTCCTTGCTATTGCAGATTCTGCATAGTCTAATCTATTTCTTAACTCTTTTATTTCTTCCCTTAATCCCTCTTGTACGGTAAATGTTTTCATTGTTTAATCTCCTTTATCAATTCTCTGATTTCATTTTCTAAATGTCTTACGCAAATATCCATAGTATAACTTAAATAATATCCATTTTTACGGTCTTCATATCCATCAAGTACCGCTTTAACTGTATAAGTATATCCACTATCCTTTATAAACTTATCAATTTTAAAATAAGGCTCATTTCTTATTTCTTCAATTTTCATTTTATCTCCTTTTCTATTTGAAGTATGAAATTATTCTTCTAAATCTCTTGATAAATGTATATATTCGCTAATCCATTGTTTTGGGATTTCCATATCAGCACCAGCATATCTACCCATAGCACTTTTTATATCTTGCAACCTTTTCAATTTCCAAATATCATTAGGCATTAATCCTAGTGGAGGTTTTTGCTTTACGTCCATATTTACATATTCATCGCATATATTTTCCGATGCACAGTGATAGCAATTAAAACCTTGTCCCTTACAGTGTATTCTTTTATCAAATATTTCTTTAGTTGTCATTTTATATCACTCCTTCGCCCTTTAATCATATTATCTTTCATTTTCCCATTTGTTTTCTTTATCATCAATACAGATCCATTTTTCAATTTCACCGCATACTTTACATTCGATTTTATATTCTATTATGCGGCCATCTTCGTTATAATCTTGTGAACCTTTTATAGTAACATGGTTTTCATTATTTTTGCAGCAATTATTCATTATTTATCCCCTTTCAATAATTCTCTATATTTTTCATTAAACCATTCTACTCTGCCGCTATACCCTTGTTTTTTTAATGCTTCATTAAATTTATTTTCATATTCTTCTTTATCTTCTTTGGTTTTATGATTAATTCTAGTTTCGGTATAAATTTTACCCATAGTCAACTCCTTAAAAGAGATTAACGGTTTGAGGTTTACCGCCAACCATTTAATTAAAATTTTAAACTTTTGTAATAGTTGTTTATTCCTTTTCTGTTTTTAAAAGCTATATTTATTAATTTGTTAAACTCTATTTGCTTTTCTTCATCAAATATTCTAGCACCAGCTGCGTTCCATCTGTAAGTATTTTCAGTTTGCACTTCGTTTAGAGTGTAAAAAAATCCTTCCCATTTTGTGTTTTCAAATCCTCCCATTGCATCCATTAAGAATTGCCTAGCATCTTCTTTATTTTTTATCACTTTAACCACTCCTTACGTTTTGTTTTATTTGTTTTGTTACTCTTATTTTACACCGTATAGCGTACGTTGTCAATACATATTATAAATATAATACAAATATATTTTTGTATAAAAAAAGAAAGGTTTTACCCTCTCTTTTAACTATTCTCTTTCGTTTTCCTTATATGTTACAAAAAATAAAAATAAACCCCAAGGATTTCTCCCCAGGGTATTAATTATTCTATGCTATCATTTATTTCATTATCATCTAGTTTATCTTTAGCTTTAACATATAAGTAATGTATTATATTTCTCATTCGTTCTCTATTTATAAAAATAGTAATTTTTTTAGGTAGGAATTGAAAAGCCTTATCTACTACCCAGTTTTCTTGTTTTTGTCCACCATTTAAAATAAAATCCTTTGCCTTGTCTTTTGCCTGAAGCATTAAAGCAAATAGAATTGTTTTAAATTTCTGCCACTCCAATGCTGCGTATAATACTACTGCTAATACTAATATAATTATAAATCTATATTCAAATATTAAATCCATTTTTAATAATTACCTCCTAAAATTTATTTAGATAGAGAAGATCACCCAACCTTTCGTTGTTATTTAGTTACCGCTGCTATATATGCCTTTAGTTTTATTTTAGCTGCTGTGGTATTAGTTCCGTTTAATCCATCCTCTACAAGTGGTTTACCGTTAGCACCTCGTATTCCCACCCTATTACATACCTTTTGCAATAAAATAATTTTGTTATAGTTATTTGACACTGTTTTCACCTCTTTATTTAATAAAATACCTACATCAAAAATATTATGGTCAACTGGAATACTACCTATTATTTGTGAATCTGAATATTGCCACCCTACACTTTTAATATTAGGCCTATTTTTATTGTAATAAGCTATCCATAAAGGTAAATCTTTAACAGTATAATCCAGGTTATTATTATAAAAATAAAGCCCTGTATAAATACAAGGTTCTTTTTTTTGTGATATTAAATAATCAGCAAACTTTCTTACTCTTAAACTTGCACCTACTGCATCTGTTTCAACATCTATAGCATATTTACAATCACTCTCTAACCCTGCTATAGCCCATAAAAAATGATTAGCTTCGTCAATCGGATTATTAGTCCTTAAAAAATGATAAAACCCAATTTTCAAACCTTTTGCTTTAGCTTTTTGATATTGTAATTTTAATAGAGGATTAGTATATGTAAGCCCCTCTGTTGCTTTAATATAAACTATTTGAGCCTTTATTTTGCTGAAATCTAAATTTAATTGATATGCTGAAATGTCTATGCCTTGCATTATATAACCCCCTACCTCTCTATTCTCTCGATTAATTTATCTAGTTTAATATTAACTGTATTTGTTAATTCTCCTATTATTTGCTGATATTTTGCTTCTCTTTCTTCACTTTTCAAATCCCTTGTTTCCTGTTTTTTCAAAACATAAATAAATAAAAAGAAAAACATTGCATATCCTAGTCCTTGTCCTAAAGCCATTTTCATTATTGCATCCATTTGTAAATCCCTCCCATTGCCTTTTTTCTTGATAGAGGGTATTATAAATTTATCCTCTAAACTAATCTTTAGTGGGTAAGTAATTTGCAGTGGTATACGTTAATATACCACTGCATTTTATTATTTTTTGGTATTAAAAAAGGACCTTTTAAGGCCCCTTATATTGTATTATTTAAATATAACGCTAATTACATCATATTATCCAATTGTGCAACATTGCTAAATTGCAATAGCCTTTATGCCATCAAGCGTTTGTACCCTCAATGGTGATGCTGAACTATCTGTTATATCTACAAATCGAAAACATTTTATTCCATCATATGCTTGTATTCGTAAAGAATTTTTATCGATACTCTCTATATTGTAATATGGAATATTTAAGGTTTCGTTTGTTAACTGTAATTTTATATATCCTTCTGTAGTTAAAACAGGCAAGGATATTTCTATTTGTGAAGCCACAAAATCTGCAAATATCTGTTTGCCTACACTTCCGAGGTGATATGTGTCTGTTTGCCATGTCAAGCTATCCCAAATTGATGATGTTGTAATATATTTAGTATTGATTTTTGATACTGACAATTCTTGCAATGCTGTACCATATTGGTCAAAATTCTTACTATTAACAACATTTCTTGGTGCTTGTAATAGATATATTATTGCTTGTGGTTGGTCTGCTCTGATTTTATCAATAAGCGAACTAATAGAGGTTTTGTAACTCGCTATACTTATACCTCCAGCGTAGTCATTAACACCTAAACATATTACTACGTCATTAAAAACACCATCACCATATTTATTTATTCCACCAGCTTGATATGGGTAATAAGAATTAATATCACTTGCTTTAGCACCACCATATGCAATAGGGTATACATTATATTTAGTTGTGTCCATAAGCCTAATCCAGTCATTCCATGCACTCATCCAACTATCTCCTAGACACATAACCTTTGTACTACCTACGGGATAAGGAAGAATTTGACCCCCATCATTAATTGTTATGCTTTTCAACTTAATATATGGTACTCCATCAATTTGATTAAAAGGCTGATTTGCGGATAATTTAAATATTACATCGTGGACATTTGAATCGGGTAAATTAATAACAACACTTCGTTCACCTGTAACAACCTCACCAATATTAGCTAAATTATTTGATGTTGTTACTATGTCGTTATCAATGTTTGAAGCAATAGCACAAGGAGCACCATCCGCTACGGTTTTAATGTCACAGGTTAGTGTAATGGTTGAAGTTCCTATTACTCGAAACCTTACAAGATTACCTTGCCATGCTGATTGCATACCTATTATAGGAGTTAAAAATCTACCACTATAGAGTATATTTTCATTACTATAAGGTATTATCATTATATCCACCGCATAGCTACTGATAAATTAGCTGTTGTTGTATCTGTTGTCGACCATGTACTGGTGGCTACATCATAATTTTTGCAAGTATAACCGTTTATACTATATATTGCGGTTCTGTAAAGTACGGTTTTTTCAACTCCTGTTCCTGCTACTAAAACGAACCAATATTCACCCGCAACCAAATTCAAGGGTGACAATAAAGTGGCATCTCTCCATACATAATCAGATTCAGCTACATTTAATGTTGTTGTTTTATCATCTGCAATTGGTATATATATTATTTCTTCTCTTATTAATGCTCCATAGATGCCACCATTATTAGCATATACTTTTAATTTTAATGGTAAAAACACATTATTTAAAAAGTTAGTGCCATCTGAACATTTACATACTTTTGCTCCGAATTTTGAAATGGTTATATCATTTAATGTTACCAATGTAGACGATTTAAATGGATTACTTCCACCTATCGATTTAAATGTTGAATAAGCATTATTTAGTGTAGTATTAAATCCTAACATCCACATTTGACCTATTTTGGGTTGTATAGGATTATCAAATAATTGCTCAATTAATAATTTATTTTGTAATACAAAAATATCATTAGCATTTGTTTTTATTTCATCTTTTAATGTAGAAAAGGTACTTATTATTGGGATAACAAAATACTCAATGGAATTTTTCAAGGTTGTTGAACTTAAAAATATTATATTATTATCAATAGCATCACCAACAAAGGTATAATTAGTGAAGCCTGTCTGCAAAGTATAGTGTAATTTGCAAACTCCCGTATAGATTCCAATATACCATCCTTTCTGCACTTGTAGTTGTAGAGGAAATATATTTTTTCCTGCTATAGCCGTAACTTGGGATTCATTTTGTAAATTAAAAGTTCCATCAGCATTTTTAGAAAATATTTTTATTTTAATAGCCCCTGCCTCGGTTTGATAAGTTGAAACTGATGTTAATTTACCATTTAATTTTATAGGGTCTTCATTAATTTTTGTTCTTCCTGCTGTACCCTCTGAACCTAATAAAGCTTTTACAATACTGTGATTATCAACTGTAAATCCTGTTATATCATCAGATAACATTGAAACATCGATAGTTTTTTCAGCGGGAATATTACTATAAGTTATTGGAGATACTCCCGTAATAAGCGATTTTGTATGGTCATCAAAATCACTTTCAGCATTAATTTTTATAGACTTATCTCTCTTTAAAGCATCTTGACTATCTACATAAGTTACATCTGATTTTTCTGTCGTCATATTTGCCAATGACGAATCAATTTTTTCAATTTTAACTGGTAAACTTACTTCTCCACTTCTCGCTGCAACAATTTCAGCATTGCTACTACCTGCATTAATGATTAAGTCATCAAATACAATTTTCTGTGCATCTTGTTTAGCTGTAGTACTTACTGTTTCTGTATTAATAACCTCTATACCACTTGCTAGTGCTTCTCTTACTTCTTCGCCTAATACTGCCTGTCTTATTTCAGCTACTTTACTTGTAACGTCTGCCAAAAATATCATATCCTTTCGTTCTATAATTTTTTGCATTAAAATAGACACCCTTTTGAGTGTCTTAATTTTAATTATTCAACTATAAATTTCATATCTACAGTTTCATTTAATGTAGATCCATCTTTTGCTGCAACCGATTCTATATTGAGTGTATATTCGCCCTCTTTATAATTAACAAATGGAACTACTGTTACTTTGTTATCTTTTATATACACCATACATGGCACGAATATATTATTTTTATCTGCTATATTCATGCGAATAGTTTCAATATCTTTATTAAATGTAATTGTCCATATTTTATCAGGTTTTATATTATTTACTGTAGGAAATGTCCTTGCAAAAACATTAATATTAAAACTAAGCATAATTAATAATGTAAAAGCAATTATTTTATTTTTCATATTCAAATGCCCCTTTTCTTTATTTTACTTTTATTATATAACATAAATACATAATTGTAAAATTTTATATTTTACGCTGGTGGTGGAGGTGTATAAGCATGTGCTGCTACATAAGATGCTACCCAACTTTGTGTTGCTATAGTTTGATTATTTATTGCACCTGAAGTTTCTGTTAAATAAGTTACTGGAGATTGACTGGAATTTAAAACCGCTATTGCTGGTCCATTTCCGCTACCAGCGTAGGCCATAACTCTTACTATACCTGAACTATCTTTTAAATTTATAGTACCAGCACCATAAAGAGTTGAAATTCCTAACTCTAACCTAGGTAAAGCTAAATTATCATCATATAAAATAATAGTTCCACCACGATTTGTTCCTGTCCCATTTTCACTACCTACTTTTACATTTAAGTTACCATTATTATCGTAAATTTGCATTAAACCACCATTAGCATTTTTATAATTTTGGATTAATTTAACTCCATTTAATACAGTTTTTTGTTCGCCCTCAAAAGTTCCATTTATTGCATTAATATTATTAAAGGTTCCTTCATTTGCTGTCATATTATTAAAAGTTCCTTCATTTGCTGTCATACCATTTGCAGTAATATCAATGGCGAATAATTTACCATTAACATCTACATAAAAAACTTTTTTAGTATCATTTTCAATGTTTATTCCTTCTGTCGCATTAAGTGTAGTTATTACATTATTATCACTTCTTACTATTCTAATACCAAAGCTATCACCTATTTGTACACCATTACTAACGGATTCTTTTTGTATACTAGATTTTCTTAAATCATTTATTGAAGAACTTAATTTAACAGGGAAATTTGCTATAGTTAATTTTGGATCATAAGGCTGTAGTAAATCTAAATCTATTTGCACTATCTTAGCAATGCTGTCAATGCTCATTATTGGATTAAATAAACGTAAATCAACTCCAAGCTCAAATTGTTCTGTTTTTTCTCCTGTCAAATAACTTAAATCTAATGCGTTTGATTCTAATAATAGTAAAGGTTGCGTGTAATTACTTAAATCAGCTAAACAAGTATTATATAATTCTGTCGGATCTATAATATCCTTATACTCAACAGTTTTTTCAATGATTCCATATTTTATTTTTGCTGTAGCATCCTCTATATAATCTATTCCACCATTTATACTAGTTATAGTAAGATTATTAGCTCCTAAAGGAATTATTCTAGTTCCTAATGTAGTTACATCTTTACTTTTTATCATATCTTTCATGTTCTCGCCTAATCCAACATTTATAGTAGTTGTACTAAAACTTTGTAACCAATCCATATATAAAATTCCATTGGTTTCACGAACTTTTATATCTCCACCTATCTTTTCTCTTACCGCTAATATTGATGCTAAAGTTGTTTCATAACTGCAACTATATGCTACACTTCCAATAACATCAACATCACCAACTATTATATTTTTACTATCATCTACTTTACTATTATGTATTGCTAATATTTCTGATAAAAACAAAGTAGGATTAATAGTTATAAAAGCATTAGCACGTTGTTTGCTATCATTTAAATAACTCAACGCACCCTCACACGTAATTTCTTTGTAAAATAGTCCATCACTACCCATTTTTTCGTTAATGTCTAATACACGCCCTGTGTAGCGTATTGTATTATCTCTCGTATCTATTACTTTTACTTTTGTGGTTAACTCAAACAGATTATTATATCCATTACTATTTGAATAAAGAATAAAAGAAAGACTACCAACTTGTGATAATCCCTCTTTTAATGGCAACTGTGCTATGTGAGGTGCTTCTTTATCTGCATTAGGATAATGTATTATAGTTTCTATTCCATTATTATATAAACTAACTTGATACACTATAAATTCACCTTCCTATATAAAAATTTAATATTTCCAGTACCATTGATAACTATTGTATTATATCCGTTTAATAATTTTAAACCATAGATCTTATTATCACCAGTAACTAGATTGTAAGTTATTCCGCCTACTATAACGTTCATACTAGCATTGCAATTAATTGTAGGTGCAATTAGTCTACCGTAATTATAAAGGTTCACTGTATCCGTTGTGACTACATCAAATGTATTAGTTTGTATAATATCTTCCTCAAAATTAAAAGTATCCCAAATATCAGCGCCAACATAATCCACACTAGTTTTAAAAGGTTCTGCAATAAATTTAACTGTAATTTCTGCAATATTATTAGATTCTAATATTTCAATGCCATCTTCTGCTTCTGCTAAAAAGTAATAATCTTTTATATCATCAAAAATCAATTGTTGTTGTGAAATATCTTGCAACCATGCTTTTATTTTAGTTATTTCTGTGTGTAATTTAGCTTTACTATAAGAAACTATCGTAAACTTAACATCTATACCTCTTTGCGTGTATGTTGCTTCTCCATTACTCCCAAGCGTACTAAAATCATAAGTGCTATTCATAAAAGGCACACTAACTTTTATTTTTTTCTTTGATGCTGTGCCTATTTCTTTACTGTTTAATATCAAGTTAAAATCTGTAAAGGAATGTTTTCCATTAAATTTTATACCTTTCAAAATCCAACACTCCTTCCAGTAATTTTATTTTTATTACCCATCAAGTTATCAAGATCATCAACTAAAAATTCTGCTATTGTTTTGCCGTTTTGTAGTACTAACTGTATTGATATTGGTTGCTTATTTATAGCAACGGTACTATTATTAGTTGCTATATCCATACTTTTATTATTATCGTATACTTTAGCACCTTTTCGTAGATCTATTAATTCAGGTCCTTTTTCCCCTACCCAAGTTAAACCGCCTTTCCAGTTATCTGTTCCGCTTGCATTTTGTCCTATACTTCCACCATGTTCATCGATATATCTTGTAGTTACAGTAGAAGTTTTATTTTTTATAGAAGTTCCATTAAATTTATCAAGTACCCATTGAACACCGTCTATTACTTTTGATATACCACTAAAAACTGTACTAAATAATGTTGCTACTTTATCAAGGCTTGGCTTTATAAAGTCATATATGCCTTTTACTGTTTTTATGATTAAGTTAACTATATCTATTGCTAACTTCACAGCTGCAACTACAAGGGGCATTGTACTTTCAAATACCGCTTTAACTCCTGGCATAGCTTTTTTTACTGTATCCCATAATCCAGTTATAATAGGCATTAAACTATCTCTTATAGTTTTTACTAATCTGTTAAAACTCGGTTCTATATAATCATATGCCTTTTGTATTGCATCTTTTATAGCACTAAAAGCAGTTTCAAAGGCTGATTTTATTTTCGGCATAAAAGGACTTGCCCATTCCCATATAGATTTAAATAACGGTATCAATACATCTTTTACTATATTACTTACTGTTGTAAATACATCAGAAACAACTTGCATTGCTTTATCTATAACAGATTGTATTTGTGGCATATTATCAATTACCCATTTTAAAAGGTCATTGAATACTGGTAATAGTTTTTCTCCTAAAGTTATCATAACTACATCAAAACTAGCTTTCATTTTCTCCATCATTGCTGATACTGTAGCTTGTTGAGTTTTGAAAGCTGCTTCTGTTGCTCCAGCAGCATTTTTCATTTGTAAAGTTTTTGCTGCAAAATTTTCTGCTTGTGTTCCTGTTAGTGCGAGTACTGCGGTTCCAGCTTCTACACTTCCAAACATTCCAGCAAGTGCGGTATCATTTCCGTTAACAGATTTTTTTAATCCTTGTAATGCTCCTTCTAATCCTAAACTTTCTAGTGCTGCGGCTCCTGTTTCAAATCCCATACCTTTTAAAGCAGCTGACATGCTTTCACTTGGTTTCATAAATCCTTGTATAGCACCACGTAATTGTGTTGTTACTTCACTAGTAGCTCCTGTTACTCCTGTTAATGTTGCCATAGCTCCGAATAATTCTTCTTGTTTAACTTTCATAGCACCAGCTAGTGGTATAACTTTACCCATACTTGAAGCGAGTTCAGGAAATGTTGTTTGCCCAAGTTTTACTGTAAGAAATGCTAAATCACTTGTCTTTTGTGCTGCTTTTGCGCTAGTATCTCCATAGCCTTTTGTTACTGCCGATAATAAGTTTACTGAATCAGTAACGGTTGCATTTCCTGCCGCTGCGCCTTTCGTACTTATTTCAAGTATCTTCATAGCATCGTCTGTTTCTCCAAAGGCTGATACTACTTGATATAATCCATCTGTTAATAATTCGGTGCTTGTACCAGTATCAGATGATAACTTCTTAACTGCTGCACCCATATTATTTATTTTAGTTTTAACATCGCCATCAAGTAGAGTTGCAACATTTGCCATTTGTTTCTCATAATCTACAGCTGCTTTAAGTGCTACACCACCGATTGCAGCTGCTGCTGTTCCTGCTGCTAATACTGCTGCTGCTCCCCATTTTGCTGCTATTCCAATTCCTTTTAAAAATTTGTTTCCAACACCCTCGACATTTTGATCCGTTCTTTGTAAACTTCTATCTGCTTCATCAGAGTTAACAAGTATGCTTCCCATCAATCTAAAAATTTCCATTATTATTTTTCACCCCTTTTCTCGTGGGCTTTAATTACTTGATCCATTTCTTTCTCTATTTCTTCATAAGTGATTTTACTACCACTATTATCGATATTTTTTATAGTAGCATCTATTATTTTTTTCTTATAAGCTTTATAATCCACATAAGTTTCTGAATCCATTTTCGCATAATCTAATTTATAAAATTCAAATATATCTTTATCCATTTTTTTATCACATGCTTTTAAAATAAGTTTGGTGATATTATTAATCTTAATTTTAGTATTAGACATGATCCCATAGTTGCTATATAAAAGATTTAATGTTTCTTCATATCCGATTATATAGCTTGTTTGAAAAAACTAACTGCATCCTTATCTGTAAATATTGCTTTTAAAGTAGTAATCATTTTAAACGGTCCTTGCGCTTTTGCTTCCTCTAAAGTAATTTCTTGCATCGTGGCTACTATTTCAAATAATTCTTCTTTTACATTTTTAGAATTTGTAAGTATATATTTGCCTAAAACTATACCTAAGTCATAAGCACTTAATTTTTTAGTTATATTTTCCTTTTGTATTTTTTTTCTATACACATCTAAATCCAATTTATCATAAATCGCTACTATAATGGGTAACATATCGAATAATTTTTCACTACTTATCATGTTAATCCTCCTAAAAAATAAAAGAGTGAAATTAATCACCCTTTTTACTTAAACTATTACTGCTATACTTGCTACTGTTTCAATTTTAAATAGATCTGATTCAAGTCCTTCTTCTGCCATATCCCAATGTGCGCCAAATTCTAATGCAATTTCTCCTTCTCCTTTTGGTTTTGCTGCTAGTTCAAAAGGACTTTCTGACATTGCATTATATAAGGTAATTTTTCTATACTCACCTTTAATAGTTTTTGCATACATAGTAACATTTTTAAGATATGCTGCATCTGCTATAATACCCATGTTATTTACTCCACATGTTAATGTATAAGGTAATTCAGGTGTACCATCGCCAGTTAATGTAGCATATGGCATACCGAGTGCCATTACTTGTAGACTTGTATCTAGTGCAACTACGCTTAAAGTCGCATCAACTGCTTCTGTTACTTGACTACCTTTAGTTTTTCCCATCTGTCCATCAAACTCAATATCACGAATAGTATTTTCCGCTTTAAATCCACCGCCACCTCTAACTGGTCCTAATCTAAAAGCATCAATTTCGCCATCATTTATAATTATAATCCCATAATCAATTTGTACGTCTTGAATTTGTTCTTTTTTTGTTTTAACCGCCACATAAATTCCCCCTTATATTCTTTTTAAAATTCCATTATAGTTATAGCTTCTATGTCTTAATGTTTTATCATCATCCGCTACAGATAACATATTTTCATTAAAAAATACCACCGAAATATTATCAGTAGTAATTACTTTTGTATCTAATACTTTTACCTTTGCCATCAATGTTTCTAGTGCGGTTATATCTCCAACTAGTGTTTTATCCCATCCATCAACTGATAACGTTACTAATTCGCCACCCTCACCGTTTGGATAAAGTTGAAAATCATATACTATATATGGGTATATTGCATTTTCAGGTGCGATTTCCCAATATACTCTATCATGCAACGTTTTTAAAAATATTCTAACTTGTTGACTAAGTTCTACCATTAAGTGTTTTCCTCACTTTCATCAATCGAACTTGAAGAATCCTCTCCATTGATTGCTGATAAATATTGTGATTCTATTTTTATTATTTCTGCTATGTTTTCCATAACAGTTTCCTTTAAAAACCCACGTTTAGGTTGGTTACTTGTTCCTAATTCGCTTTGAATTGCGTACCAAGCATCACCACTAAGCCTTTTCTTAGTATTTCCCATACCTAACTGCAAATCACCTTCAATTTTTCTAAGCCATGATCCAGTAGCATTTTTAGCTCTTTTACCTTTTTTAAGTCCAGGAAGTGTTCTTATTTTAGCAGTTACTTTATATCTTATCATTCTGCTTACATCTCTAAGTGCTGCTCTACTTAATTCTTTTATCGTATAACTCGCTTGATCTATATTACTGATATACTGTATACCATTTTTATTGATCCTCATGTTACTCTTAGGTAATGGCATTACACCACCGCCATAGCTTTAATTTCCATAAATTCATTACCATATTTAATATTATCTATAAAAGTAATGTCGTAATTATTTCCCTCAAATATAATTCGCATACTTTCAGTAATATTTTTATTGCATCTGATAGTAAATTTAACTGTATTTTCTGCTTGTATTTGCATCGCAGCAAAATATTCTCTTCCGCTTAAATTAGTTACACTTGCCCAAACCGTTATATAATCGGACCATTCTTGTATTTCAAATCCATAATCATTTTCTACGATTGTTGAATTTTGGAATATTATCCTTTTATTTAATCTTTCGATCATACTACTACCACTATTTCAGCATTGTAATCAACGGACATGGACAAATGATTTCTAATCATAGAATACGATTCCATATATCTTAGACTTTCTTTTTCATTTGTGCTATATTCAGCCTTACAATATGTTTTTACTGCTCTTAGTATTAATGCATCGGTATCTATTATTTTGCTTTCAAGTATTCCGCATAATTTAAGATCTGCTTTTGCAGCATTTACTGTATCTTGTATATCACCATCTAAAGTCATATCATCAATTCTTAAAGATAATTTAATCTTTTCTAATAATGTTATTTCAGCCATTTTATTCACCTCATTTTAAAAATAAAGAGGGTTTTAACCCTCTAAACTTCTAAGCTAATGTTTTAGTTAAAGTTACTAATGAATTTATATCTACAACCTTACCATCTGCTAACATTATAGCTTTTGTAACCATATCATCAGTTACATTATCTTCATATTTCTTTAAAGTCATTTGGTAATTAGTATTTAAAACATAATCTTTAAAGTTGAATAAGAAAGCAAATTTTGTATCGGCTGCTACTGTTTTAAGATAAGATCCTACATAGTTATTTAAAACTACTGTTCTCCCTAGTAGCGTTCTTTCAGGTCTGCCAGCTATGCCATAATTAACTCTTGCAATAGGTTGTTTTTGACTATCAACCATTCCTATAAATGCCATGAATGATTTTTTAGACATACACCAAACTGCATCCTGTTCATATTCTAATGGTAAAGCTGCTTCCGCTTCTATTAAATCGCTGTAACCTATTGCTGTTGCATTTGCAATTGTTAAAGCTTGGCCTTCTGCTGGTGTTTCTGTCAAAATTCCTTTTGGTTGTGTAGTCCCATCACCACTTATAATAGATTGCTCTAAAGCCTTAACCATTGCTTCTGTGATATTGTTGATTATAGTACTTTCAAATACTGCTAAAGTTATAGTATCTACCTCAAATGAAACCGACACCGCACATCTAAGCTTGAAGTAAGTAAATGTAATATTTGCAGTAGTTTTCTTTTGTAATTCACTTCCAGCACCTTCGGAAACCCATGTCGCAACTGGCTTAACACTTGATGTAGGTATTGCTAAACCGCCTTTATAACTAGTTCTAGTAACAAGCGGTAAAATCATTCCTGTTGCTTCTAATTTTTCAATTATTTTTTCCATTACGGTTGTTGGAATCACTGATCCTACATCGCCAGTAACTGTACTAGCATCAACGTTTAATAGTTGACTAGGAATTGCAGTTCCTTTTATAACATTATTCATAAATGCTTTTCTATAATCTACTGTTGCGTACATATCCTCATTTGCTACATTGTTAGTTGAATCTATAACTTTACCCACTACATTCACCCCTTTATTTTCAATATTAAGCGCCTTGAATTTATCTTCTAAAGCTACTTTGTTTGCTAGTTCCTTTGATTGCTCGCTCCAAGCATTATCCATTGTTTCAACTTCTGCCATTTTTGCTGTTATTTCTTCTGGTGTTGAATTTTCCATCATTCCCTGGATAGTTGCCATTAAAATTCCTCTTTGTTCTGAATAATCTTGTTTGTTTTTAAATTTCATTTTACATTCCGCCTTTCAATTTTAAATATTTTAATTTATTTTGTAATTTATCTTTGCTTAAATCATTTAATCTTTTAATTTGCATTTTATTAATAATTTCATCAGGAATCATATTGCTAAATGAGTTATTAAGTTGAGTGGTTTGTGTATTTTCAAACATGATACCATCAATTAATCCTTTGTCTTTTGCTTGTTGTGCGGTTAACCAGGTTTCATCTGCCATCATTTTTAAAGCTTCTTTCATACTCATTCCACTTTTGGCAATATAGGCATTTGCTACTGTTTGGTCTGCGACTTGTAAGACTTTAGACATTTTATCCATGTCATTACTATTTCCCTCTGCTCCACTTGATACTTTATGTACCATCATCATCGCAGTAGGTGACATATAACTCTCACTAGCCATTGCAATAACTGAACCAGCACTATAAGCACTTCCCACTATATAAGTTTTTTTATTTCCCTTACTATAGCCTCTTATTGCAGTATAAATTTCACTTGCTGCTGATATATCGCCACCATTAGAATTAATTTCGACTTCCAAGTCCTCATTAGTCATTATGCTATCTATAATTTTATTAACTTTACTAGGTGAGGTTGCTTCAATTCCAAAATAATCATAAATCCATTGTTGTTGACTTGATACTATAGGACCTTTAATATTTATTTTAGCCATTATTTGTTTTCACCTCCTTTGCCTGACACAATTCCAGTATCTTTTCTAAGTAATACTCTATCGCCACCATCTATTGGTCCTAAGTTCATAACTCTACGAACCTCATTTGGTGTCATCATGCCACGATCTACAAATTGAACTAGATTAAGCTTTGTAGACATGCTCGCATAAGATAAATTGGAAGCTTCAAATATTATAGAGTTTCCAAAACCTCTTTCTCTCCTGCTAAATAACTTTCTTGTGTACTCTCCACTTAATTGAAGTCCTAAAGGTTCAATTTCGCTTTCATAATAAGCATTCCATTCATCTTCACTGTATTTAGATTGAACTATCTTTTCATTAGTACCAAAAAAATTATATAATCGTGTAATTGTTCGGTCCATTTGTGCCGCATTGGGTACATACGGATTATCTGCTACTTGTTCTAAATCATATTTAGGATCAGAAGCCGCAACTCCTTTACCTTTATCAATACTTAGAAAGTTTTCAACAAATTTAGTTACTTCCATATCACGATCTTCGGGCCTTAATACACTTTTAAATTTCATAAGCCATTTTATAACCATGCTATTTTTTATAGCCTTTACTATTCCCTGATCTGTTGTGTTTACAATTTCCATCAGTGGTAATAATGCATCTCGTGGACTTTCTCCAAAAATATCATTTTCGTTGTAGTCTTGGCGCAAATGAATTATATCTACATATGGATAAGTAACATTTTTACCGTTTCTCATAGTACATTTTAAATATAAATTTCCAAACGTATCATAAATAGCTTCTGCGCTTAGTGTTGGTATAGGATATAGTTCATTTGCATATCCATTTTCATCTCTATTAATATAAATAAACGCATTATTATTAAGTTGTAGCTGTGTAGTTATTTTTTCTTGTAGTAACTGGCCTGTCATGTATGGATTAGGTTCTTCTAATAAAAAACGCATATAAACATCAGGATTAGTTTTTAGTTCTAAAGTTCCATCTACTTTTAATGTTTCTCTTATATGTTTTGCTAACAGTTTTCCTACAGCTTTTGCTTTAGGTCTTATACAAGCCCTTATTACATCGCTTTTATACAAGGTACCATTCCAATTGTAAAATCCGTTGCCTTGATCTGTTATTAATTCAAATCTTGTTGTTGTAGAGCTTTTATTAAAAAATTTATTAAATAATCCCATTTTTATCACCTCCTTTGCTATATCATGTTTGTATAATCTTCTAAATGCCTTTCCATACATACATAAGCATCTAGTAAACTTGCAGTGCCATCAATCCTTCGCCTTTGGTTATGTGTTTTGCAAGGTTGTATATTAAGGTTCTTATCTGTTTCTATTGCTGTATTAGATAAACACCATTTTAAAATTGGATTATTATTATAATTGATTCTTTTAGCTCCTAAATCAGCGCCCATATTTTTCATAGGTCCTGATAATGTTTTTTTACCTTGAATAACTGCTTCCATACTTTCAGCACCAAAATAACTTTTCATTTCTTCTACAAAATAAGTTGCCGACCACGCATCGTAACCTGTCCAAGGCAAATAAATATTATCAGTATTTTGTATTTCTAAAAACCACTCTGTTACATGTTTATGATGTACTTTATTACCTTCTACGGTCCTTAAATATCCTAAATCTCTCCATATGTCATACGGTATTTTATCTTCTGCTACTCTTAACTCTAATAAATCTTCAGGAAGCCAATACATTTGTTTTGCGTAAATCGTGTTATCTCCTGGAACCATAAATATTACTGTTGCGCAGGTTAAATCTGTAGTTGAAGATAAATCAGCTCCACCAATACCATACTTAGGTTTTAATAACTCTAAATTAAATTTTGCTGTATTATTTAGTTCTTCAAAGGTTAACCATGCTTCAGAACTCGTTTCTCTAACATTAAAATCTTTACATAATAAGTTTCTTACTAACTTTGCATCAGCTTTTGCTTTATTAACTTTATTTTCCAACTGGTCTATTCTCTTAATACTTTCTAAACCAGGATTAGGCTTATACCAATTATCTTTTTCGGTCCATTCTTTTCTATTATCAAGTTCATACACCACTGGAAGGAACCTTTCATTTTTATATCCGTTAGCATCTTCGTATCCGTTTATAATTCTTTCGGCTTCATCGTATTTTCTATCATAAACGCTTTCCCTTATAGTTCCAGCGGTAGTAGTAACAAATATAAGCGGTTGCTCTCTAGCGCTTGTACCATCCACGATAACATCGTATAAGTTTTGATCTGTCCATGCATGAATTTCATCTAATAGCGCACCCTGAACATTTAAACCATCTAATGAATCTGAATCCCTACCCAATGGCCTAAAAAAAGAATCGTTATAGTCGGCAACCAATTCTGCAACTAAAGGTTTAATCCTTTTTAGCAATACTGGTGACTTCTTAACCATTCTTTTAGCTTCTAACCATATAATTTTAGCTTGATCTTTCTTAGTAGCACACGCATATACTTCACTACCAGGTTCTCCGTCTGCGATTTGTAAATATAAACCTATCGCAGCCGCTAGCGTAGATTTACCGTTTTTTCTCGCTACTATTAACATTACTTCTTGATATTTTCTAGTATTATCTATTTTATGTATAATTCCAAAGGTTGCAGCAACTAAAGCCTTTTCCCATAACTCCAAAATAAAAGGTTTACCGCCCATTTTCCCTTTAGAATGTTTACAGTAATTTTCTATAAACTCTAAAGCATGATTCCCTTTTTTTATATCATATTCCCATTCACATTTAGAATCATTAATAATTCTTACTAATTCTTTATAGACTTTATAAGTTTTTTTACAAACAAATTTTCTATTTTTATTTATCCAGTTAAAATATTCAACTATAGGATTATAAGTAAGTTCATAAACTATTTTTTCAACTTTTGCACTAATCATCTATTGTTCACAAAGGTATCAAACCCATCATCCTTAATTTTATTAGCAATATCCTTTGGTAATAAATCAGTAATTGCTTTCATAGTAGATACAAAGTTTTTAATCATCGTATTATAAATATCAATTTCAGCCGACTTCTTTATACCAAATTGATTTTCTCCATTTTGGTATTCAACTGTTAATCCATTTTTATTTAAGTAGTCTTGAAGCTCTCTTAATGTTACAGCCATAAATGCTGCATTTTCAATTACTGTTGAAATTGATTTTTTTACTTGTATATCCATATCTTTAAAGAGTTTGTTAATTTTCGCTACTTCTTTCTTAATCTCTATTAACTTTGCCATTTCATCCAATTTTTTATTATTCGTGTTTCTCACCTCTCCCTTATTCTACACCCCTCCTTGAAA